GAACCTGATTTTGCAAAGATGTTGGGCGATCTAAAAGGCTTTTTCTCAGAAACTCTAAGCAAGGCTACAGATGCAAATGCAGCACAGGTTAAGACTGTTACAGAAACAGTTGAGACTTTTAGCAAGAGCGTTGATAGCCGAATCACAGAGTTGGCAGAACAACACGCAGTCCTTTCAAAGGCTGTTGAAGATATCAGAAACACGATTGATGGCGTACAGAAGCGTGTCGATGCAGTAGAAGGTGAGACTGCAATTAAGAAGTCCTCAGACCTTGGCGGGTCTCAGGAAGTAAGTACAATCAAGAAATCAAAATGGAACGGTTCTTTCCTCGGTTCCGTAAACGAATTAATTAGATAAACAAAGGTAGGTGAAAATATATGAGCAATGAATTATTAGAAAAGTCAGTAGCTGCTAACACTAGCGTTACAGGTAACATGACAGGTTCTGCAGTAGCTACTACTGGAGTACACATTGGCTCTGAGGGTGAAGGTGGACTCCTTAACCCAGAGCAGTCAGCTCGCTTCCTTGACTATATGTTCGACGCAACCGTAATTGGTAAAGTCGCCCGTACAGTAAGAATGAAAGCAGACACAACAGAGATTGATCGTATGTCAGTAGGCGAGAAGCTTATGAAGCTCGCAACTGAAGCAGACGATACATCAGCTAACTCAGCTGTATCTTTCTCAAAGATTTCTTTGACAACAAAGAAGCTTCGTCTAGATTGGGAACTATCAACAGAGTCTCTAGAAGACAACATTGAGGGTCCAGATCTAGAAGATCACATCGCACGTATGATGGCAACACAGGCAGGTAACGACATTGAAGACGTAGTCCTAAATGGAGATACAACTCTAACAGGAGATGCATTGTACAAGTCATTTGACGGCGTTGTAAAGAAGGCAAAGGCATACGGTCACGTTGTAGACAACGGTGGATCAGCAGTTTCTCGTGCAGCATTTAACTCTGCATTGAAGGCTCTCCCACGTAAGTACAAGCAGCGTCGTGCTGACCTTCGCTTCCTAGTCGGATCAAACTTGATCCAAGACTTCCTATATGCAAACAGCATTGGTACTAACCAGACAATTCCACAGGATATTGCTTCAAGCATCATCCGTGGCGATGTACAGCCAGTCTCAGGACCAGCAGGTTACGTAGCACCTTATGCATTCGGTATTCCAATTGTTGAAGTTCCACTTCTTAACGAAGCACAGGACGGCGACTATTCAGGAGAGACAGGAAACCACGGAGATATCCACTTGACATTCCCTAACAACGTAGTTGTTGGAATCAAGCGTGATGTAACTGTTTACCGATTCTTCTGGCCACGTAAGGACTCAATTGAGTACACAATGTATACTCGTGTTGGTGTCCAGATCGAACAAGCAGATGCTTGGGTTGTTGTGAAGAACGTTAAAGTAGCTTCATAATTTAGGATTAAATCCGCAAGAAAGGCCCCCAATTAATTTTGGGGGCTTTTCATTTTAATTTACTAATGCTATAATTAATTGACCTAGAAAAAGGAGAATATAAGATGTCATTTGACACCCTAAAGGTAGCAGAACTAAAGAAAATTGCAGAGGACTTTGCAGTTGAAACAACAAGCTTAAAGAATAAAAACGATATTATTGCAGCCCTAACAGAAGAAGGCGTGACCTGGGCGGTATATGAGCAAACAGTTAAAAAGATTGAAGAAGAAGCAGAAGAGATTGAAGTAACGCCTAGATTCGATAAAAACCAGAAGATTACTGAAGATATGATTCTTGTTAGAATGACTAGAAATAACTTCCGCTATGATATTATGGGACACACATTCACAAAAGATCACCCATTTGTAGCAATGTCTTCGGACAAGGCTCAAGCGATCTTTGATAAAGAGGAGGGTTTTAGACCAGCTACACCAAAGGAAGCTCAAGACTTCTATAGCTAATCTAAAACATAAATAATGGCAGAGATATACAAGGATCAAACATCACCTATCAAGACTAAAATATTTTGGGCAGGTGAAATTGTTGATGCAGATGACGATTTAGTTTCTGCCGCTATTTACGACATAACAGAAGATAAGACAATTTCCCCATCGGTTAATCCAAATACTGTTCTTGTAACATTATCTGCGACAAAGCTTGAGACAGACATTGGTACCTATCAAATTGTTATACCTTTTCAGTATTGTCAAAGAAATAGAAAGTTTAAGATTGTCTGGTCATATGAAGTTGGCGGAGTAGAGGCATCTCATATTTACTATACAGATGTAGTTACTCCTTATGCAAACATGGCCGATATTCTAGAAGAGCTAAATATTGGAACAGACCCATCAGATCCAAACTATAAAACTTATCATGAGCTTCAAATGGCAGAAAAATATGCTAGAAAGCTAATTGAAGAATATTGCAATCAGTCTTTCTATCTTTATGATGATACGGAAATTGCATATGGCTCTGGTTCAGACGTACTAGCTCTTCCATATAGAATACATCAAATACATAAGCTTTATGAAAATGACGTTCTTGTTGTAGATAATATTAATTCAGAGAATAACTGGATATTCGAACCAGTAATTTCTGAATCTAATTTTGGAATTAGAGTAAACAGGCAAGACTTATTAGATAATGTAACTTATACAGCTAACGGATTAATTCCTCCATCAATTAATGATAGAGGATATTCAGGAGCATTTAGAGAAGATTTTAGATATGTTGTATCTGGAAGATTTGGCTGGCCAACAGTACCAGACAATGTTCAAGAGGCATCCTTAATTTTAATTCAGCAGTATTTTGACAGAGATACTGCATGGAGAAACAAATACGTTAAGAGTATAAGCACCTTCGACTGGAAGTTTGATTATATGGGAGGTGCCCATACTGGAACTGGAAATCTTTATGCAGATAAGCTTTTGGATGCATATGTAATTAGTGGAATGGCGACATTCTAAAATGGATATAATTTCATCAGTGTTGCCAATGCTGCTAGACGTTTACGTTCAAGCAGATACTCAAGATCCAGATACTGGTGCAATTGTAAAAGAGTTTCAATATAGAGCCACATTAAGCTGTCATGCAAAGGGAATTATTAGTAACTCCGCAACAGCAAGAAGTGGTGATAGACAGGTTATAGCTAATAAATATTCTAACGAGCAGATGATTCAAATTAGAACCATAGAAAAGTTAAATCTTAGACATAAGCTTACAGCAATCAGAGATAAGAATAATAACTATATATGGAAAGAGCTAAACTATCCAACAGAGTCACCAACCGTATTCGAGGTTATTGGAGTTACTCCTATGCTTGATCCATTTGGAACAATTGTTGGATACAGCACCGTAGCTAAAAGATCGGAGAATCAGGCAATTGGAGTCTAATGCAGCATTAGTATCTGTAGCCAGTGGATTAGAAAGATTAATGACTGGATCAAATACTTCCATCTTTAAAGACTCAACCGTTGCACAAATCTCTGCTACTGTTTATTATCAAGCTCAGGTTATGGCAAAATTAACATCAAATAAGAATTTTCAGAATAAATTTAACACAGTAATATTTAAACAAATAGAGGAAGACTTCGGTGCATATATAGACGCCAAGGCAAGAACGTCACCATTAGCACTACACCATGTTTATGAGTGGAAGAAAACTGGAAATCCAGGATCAAGACTATTTGAAATAAATAAGTTATCACAGGATGGATTGTCATTTAAGATTGGATATTCTTTTAAATTATCTAAATCAATGGTTCCAACAAGTAAGGGTAATCACAGACATGTATTTGCAAATAAAGCATCTGTTATGGAAGCTGGAATGCCCGTCATAATCCGCCCAAGGTCATCTGAGCGACTTGTATTCGATGTTGATGGTTCTACTGTCTTTATGCCCAAAGGGGCTTCAGTGACCGTTACAAAGCCTGGAGGGGTTAGAGTAAAAGATACCTTCGCAGTATCATATAAACATTTCTTTACAGGCAATTTAGTTAATTTATCAATCAAGAAATCTGGATTTCAAAGAATGTTTAATAGTTCAATTAGTAAAGCATTAAGTATCCCAATTGATATTAAGAGAGTTAAATATTCATTTTCTCCTAATACAGTCAGAGGGCAAGCAGACTTTGCTTTAACTTCAGCATTTGGAGGTGCATAATGGTTAATTATAAATTAGACGCAATGCTTGAATTACGAAAGTACATTTGGAAGCGGCTAAAAGATACAGAAATATTTAATGAGGATGATTACTATAGCGATAATATAGGAGAGATTACAGTTCCTATTATTCCCGTCCAGCAATTACCTGAGTTAAATCAATTCTTGAGCGGCAAGAAGCATATTGTCTATGACAAGATAGGAATGTCATATGAAGACCTGTGGGCTATATGCTGTGAGCAAATCCTATTTACAGTATATTCAACAGACATATCCGATATTAATGAGATTAGAAACTTCATGGTAGATGAATTTAGAAGGGTAGATGAGTCAGCAAGAGATGTTAATAACTGGACAGGCCTGTCAGATAAATTCCAGTTCTACAGCATATTCATCGCAGACATGTCCCCAACTGAGCCATCTCAGGAAATGCAAGGATTTTTGTCAACAGACATAATCTTAGAAATTAAGTATTCTAGATCTGCAGGAGCAGACGGCAGGTTCATTTAGTTTGCCTTTTTACCCAAAAAGGCCTATTATTATACCAAGAGGAAAGACAGCCTAGCCAGCTTTGATAGATTTTATTTATGATTTTGAAATAACAGGAGGTAAAAAATATGGCAATTTCAGCGCCAAATAACGCAAAGAATATTATCGTTGGTGCATCACCACTATTCCTTAGCGTTGCAACAACAGGAGACTCTTCACTGGACCCAACAGCGGGTTCAAATAAAGAAGCGTTTTCTTCATCAGCATCTTATACTACAACTTTAGATGCAGCAACAGCTAAGTGGAGAAATGTTGGATACACAAACAATGGTCTTCAGATTACATACAACCCAACTTATGGAAATGTAACAGTAGATCAGCTTCTTGATAGCGCAAAGCTTTTCAAGGAGTCTATGGAAGTTATGATTGCAACAGAAATGGCGGAAGGCGTTCTTGAGAACGTACTCGCAGTTTTTGGACAGCCAGGAACAATCTCAGGTGGATCAGTAACAACAATTACATCAGATGAGACATTAACATCTGCAGATCCAACTTCTTCAACACCTAAGCAATTAGGTCTTGCAGCAGGAGCACTTCTTTCAGCACCAGTAGAGCGTCAGCTCGTGGCAGTTGGACCAGCTCCAGAGTATGCAGTTTCAGGTTCCCTAAAGAATGAGCGTGTATATTATGCACGTCGTGTTCTATCTGTACAGCAGTCACAATTCTCGTTGGCACGTAACACTCCAACAACATTCCCAGTAACATTCCGTTTACTACCAGAGTCAGCATATGCTGGTTCAGAGTACGGAAAGATTATTGACCGAGTTTACTCATAATATCTATATAAATTAGATTAACAGAAACCCCCATTAATTTGGGGGTTTTCTGCTTGTATTAGTAAGCGTGTTTTGTTATAATAATTAAGACAATCCTAGGAGGATAAATTGGCTACTACAATCTACGACGTAGAAGAAATTGAATTACAAAATGGTGCTAAGGTAAAGCTAAAGCCCCTTACAATCAAAGAGCTAAGAAAGTTTATGGCGGCAATTCAGAGAACCGCAAATACAACATCAGAAGATGAAACACTAGACATCCTTATTGATGCCTGTGCAGTTGCACTAGAAAAGCAGTTACCAGAATTGGTAGCAAATAGAGATGCACTAGAAGATGCATTAGATGTACCCACAATCAATCGTATCCTTGAAGTATGCGGTGGGATTAAGATGGACGACCCAAACCTTCTAGCGGCAGCGGTTCTGGCTGGTCAGAACTAGATTTAGCCGCTTTAGAGGGT